GAAGCAAGAACTAATTATCAGAAAACTGAAGCTGGTAAATTAGCAATGGCTAAATCAAGAAAAAAATGGCAAGAATCTAATTTAATTAAACGTGCTGCAACGCAAATGGTAAATAATGCAGTAAGGGATAAAAGATTAGAAAAAAAATATAATTGTGAAATTTGCAATGTATATAACGTAAGAATTCATGGTCATCACGATGATTATGCTTTCCCTTTATCAGTAAGATGGCTATGTCCACAATGTCACAGTAATTGGCATAAAGAAAACGGAAGTGCAAAAAACGGATAAGGTCGTGTTATGAAAGTTAAATGGCACGACCTTCTTTTGAAACCAATAAATTTATGGAGTTTACCTATGTCTAGCAATCCTGTAACTGGAGATAGCTTAGTATCTAAAATTGGCAGCAAAGAACAAAAAGAAAAGTTTGATGAAGGCTTTGACCGTATCTTTCGTAAGAAAGACCCAATCTGTAATGTGTGTGGCAAGACTTTAAGCACTACGAAAGAATGTGCTTGGACTGGTTGCCAGCTTAACTGGGATGAAGACCGTGTAGACATTGTTGGTCAAAACGGTAACGATGGGGATCACTATGAAAATAGCAATTGAGATTGATGATAACAACGTCATCGCTGATATGCTTGACACGATGGTGTTGTCGCACCTAAAAACGTGTAAGCAGAATATCATTGAATGGCAAGCTACTAATGAAGAAGACATAAAGCACGATAAGAAGGTAGTCAAAGCACTTAACGTACTTATTGAGTATTATGGAGGATATAATGCCGTGCAATCAAAACTGTAATCAAGGTCGTAACTGCGACTGCAAGAAAGATTCAAGTGTAGATAGAGCCACCGTAGTTGTAGCAACATTGCTACTTATCTGTATTGTTTCTATGGGATTTGGATTATATAAACTAATGCATGGAACTAAAGGTCAAGACTGCGCTGTAGAGGTGCAATTTGCAGGTGGTGTTAAGGCAACTTACCTTGGCACTTCAATTTAATCGCTACTATATTGCAAAGTGGTTCAATAAAGTCGGTTTGGCGGATGTTTGAGTTTAATTTTATGCGTAAGTCTACACTTTTAGTTTAGTTTTGAACTAAAACCTGTTACTTATCGGCAACATAACTGACAGATTGTAAACCATAGGATACAGATATGAAAATAGAATTGATAGGTGATATAAAAGACCATCCAGATGGTAGCGGTATTGCGGAGCTGGACATAGACGAAGAAGGTAAGATGTACTTGATGCAGCTAGGCTTTGAAGTTTTGCTTATGCGAGGCATTGAGGCAATGAAAGAAAAGTATGCTGATATACCGACCTTATAAACTGCCTACTGGTAAACCTAACTTTGATGGTCGCATGAGGCGATTTAAATCGTTTAGCAGTAAAAGTAGAGCATTAATTAATTACATTAAAAGAAGGCGAAAATGTACACGTTAGACTACATCTTGTGTTACAAAGAGGCTTTTATACTAGGTATTGTGGTGGGGTTAATTATATCTACATACTATTCTAAATATGTATATAATAAACAAAAACATAAGGATTTATATGGCAGACATAGATGACAGATTAGCCCAGTACGCTACTGATAAACAATGGCAGTATTATAGCAAGTCTTGTGAGCTTAATTCTAATCGTGCAGCAGCCAAGTTCTTTGGTGTAACTGCAACGGTAGTTGATGTTGCTGTTAGAGGCTTAAAGGCTAAAGCAGCACTAGCTGGTTATGCACCTAACCACGACATGACCAGAGCAGCACCAGAGCCGTTTATAGTTCGTGGTGTGTCTACCTATTACAATGCAGAAGGTAAGGCTAGTGGGCAATGGGTTAAGACTAGAGTAGATGACAGCAAGCTAGAAGAGATAGTTCGTAACTTTGTTGCAGAGCTGGCAGAAGACATCAAAGGTCTAGCACCAATGATTCCACCACCGGCAATTAGCTCTGACAACATTCTTACAGTCATTCCTATGGGTGACCCTCACTTCGGCTTATACGCATGGCATCAAGATGCTGGCGATGACTTTGATTTGGACATTGCAGAGAAGTTAACCTGTAGCGCAATAGACAGGCTCATAGCAAGCTCCCCTAACTCACACACGGCATTATTGTTAAACCTTGGTGATATGTTCCATGCCGACAACCAAAAGAATATTACCGCCTCCGGTCACCAGCTTGATGTAGATGGTCGCTGGGCAAAGGTGCAGCAGGTAGGATTACGTGCCATTATCTACTGCCTAAAACGATTACTAGAAAAGCACCAGAAGGTAGTCTTCCGTATTAATAAAGGCAACCACGATGGGCATTCATCTTACGCACTAGCATTGATGATTAGCTGTTACTTTCATAACGAGCCACGCATGGAAGTTGACCTATCACCATCAGTATGCTGGTACTACACGTTTGGCAAGGTGCTAATAGGCTCTACGCATGGCGATACCGTTAAGGGTAAAGATATGCTGTCTATCATGGCAGCAGACAAGTCAGAAGACTGGGGAAGGTCTAAGTTTAGATATTGGTATGTTGGTCACGTACACCACAAAGACGTTAAAGAATACCACGGTGGTATCGTAGAATACTTTAGGACACTAGCAGCCAGAGATGCTTGGCATCAAGGACAAGGCTACCGTGCTGGTCGTGATATGTGTTCAATCATACTGCACAAAGAATATGGCGAGATAGAGCGACATACTTGCGACATTGGAATGATTACAGATTAATTTTAATAAAACCTTGACATTGTAGAATTTATCTATAATATGTACTTGTGCCGTTTAGCACATAACTAGGAGTACAAAATGTTAAATTTAAATGATGCAATTAATAAAGCAAAAAATGAATCTAAATTAGTAGTTAAGGTTGTATATTTTAATAAATCTTATGAGTATTATGTTCATCCGGCTATGCCAGATAAAAATGAATATATACCAGATGGATATGATGGGAATGTGCTACTTGTAGCCAATTACATAAATTAATATGATAGAACAATTTTTTATTGCTGCTACTGAATTGGTTGCCATGTATCTTATGCAATCTAATAAATATACTGACAGGAAATACTCGTCTATATTTGGATTGTTAGGGCAACCATTCTGGTTTTATGCTTCATTTACACATCAGCAATGGGGGTCTTTTATAATAGGATTTTTCTTTACTGCACTATGGTTAAAAAACTTTTATTCATATTGGATTAATCCTAAACCAGAAAGAATGAAACCAAAAGAATATCATTTCTTAATAATGGATGCGGTAAAAAAAATCAAATCATCTAATCTTGATAAAGAGGATTACATTGATAGAGTTTTAAAAGAAGCATTACATATTAAATAATTATTTTAATAACCCTTGTTCCCATACCCATGATGGCAATAGACCAGCTTTTTGGTCTGCAAATATAGTATTTTCTGTATTAGCAGTTTGATTTCTATTGCCAAATTTACCAAAGTTTAACCAAGAATTTTGTCCTCTTGTTTCACTTGTAACTGCCGGCAATGCTGCTGGACTATACATTTTAGCGTGTGCTTGATAAGCATTTTCTTCACCTGTTGCCCTAAACCCAGACCCATGTTTAGCATGACCAAACATATCATGTACAGCTCTAAATAAATCATTTGCTGTTACGTTTTGCCCATTCCATTTTTCACCAGTATTAATAAGCAATGGATTTGATGCTTGAGCTTCACTTAACGAACCAAATCCAGACTCTGTAGGGAATACATATAAATGCTTATTAGTAACAATATCATTAATGGCATTTCTTGGATTACCATATACATCTTTGCCTTGTGGCATAAATTCAATGTTATATCCTGCTTTCCTTAATGCTTCATATTGTGCTTGTGTTTCTTCAATTAATGCATCGTATGCTTTTTTAACTTTAGCATCTGCTGGATTATTTTGCATTTTTTCGTATGCATTAGCAATTTTTTTAGCTCTAACTGTATCAACAGGAACATATTGCGTTTGAGGTTTATATACCAATCCTTTATCAGCAGCTATTTGACCGGCTAAATCAACAAGACGTTGGTCTGTACCAAATTCTTCTAATCTACCACCACCCATATCAATAGTAGTAGGCATACCTTCTAGTGTTTTACCACGATATTTTGCTGGAGCAAGTATTCCTCCCATAGCAGGTACGACTGGTAATAAACCTAAACTGTTTAGTGCAGCACTACCATAATTTCCTTTGGATAAGTCTTGTGCAGCTAATAAACCAGAAGCAACATCACCTACTGGATTTGGCACGGTAGACACAACATCAAGCAAACTTGGGTCTTTAGGCTCTTGCAAGCGAAATTTTTGTTTATCTGTTAAATTTTTATCCCACCAATTTGCCATAACTTATCCTTGTTTATTAAATAATGCTGCTTCGTCTTTACGTCTATTGTCCAAGCCTTTTAAGACCTTGCCACCAGCTTTGTTATACTTGAGAAGACTTTGTATAGCCGTAATTTTATCCCCACGCAAAAGCGCCTGACGGATGGTTGACCTCTGAAATGTGCCAAGACCAAGATTAAAGCAAAAGCTAAGAATAGCATCGTATTCATTCTGTGAAAGTCGTATAGGTAGATAACGGGCAACCCCTCGTTCAAATCGTACGACATCCTTAGCCAGTATTGAGTCAACTTCTTCCTCACTCCATTTACGGTTATCTTGTGGTTTTAACGGGTACGCTTTACGAGTAGCCATACCTTCTGGAGTAGATGGTATCTTGGCTTGCTCTGGGTACATTACATGACCAACACCAATAGTCCAGAGTTTAGCCGGACATTGGTATGGTTTGTATCTAACACCTTCATGGTGTTTCAACATTTTAAATAGTTCTTTACTTGCCTTCACGGTGTTTTTCCCATTGACGTGAGCCAAAGTAGAAACCAATTATACTAGATACGATAGCCATTTCGTCATCAGAAAATACTAAGCCCATAGCCGTTGTAAACTCAACACCAGTATAGATTGCCCAGCCAAGACCAACAATGTCAACTAGCACTAGCAAGCCAACAAAGGTAAATGCAATGTATGGGCGAACTTTACCGTTAAGGTCTACAACAGATTGAGAAGCCTTGTCCATGATTTTCATATCATGTGCATATAAAGCCTCACGTTCTTGAGTATAGGTCTGCATCTCAACTTCTTCTAGCTTAATAGCCTCAATTTTTTCTTGTGATGCAAAGCCAGCAGCAGCCATAGCAGCTTCACGTTCTGTCTGCAAACGAGCCATAGCCATCTCATGCTTTTGGTCACCTTTCTGTTGGAAGAAACCTAATAAACTTGGTAAGGCAGATGATCCAATGCCTAATAGACCTGATATGATTGATAACATAATTAATTTCCTAGTGGGTTAGAGGTTGCTCGTTTAAGAGCTTTAAGTTGTGATTCTATGCCTTCACGGGTAGCTTTCATCTCTTCACGCACACCTAGTAATGATGCTGCTGTTTCACGAACATTGCCGTTAGTGATAGCCTTTGCTTCATTCGCTGTGCCGATAGCGTTAGATACCTTCTCTTGCATAGATACAAGTTGATTAGATGTAGTCACCATAGAGTCTTTAACTACATTGACTGAGGCTTGTTGTGCAGATAATTGAACCTTTAACGCATTTACTTCTGCTCGTAGTTCTGCATCGTCATAAGGCTTGGCTGCCTCAATCGCTTCAGTCGCAGCTATAACACGGTTGTAAGTCGTTATCCCTACGTAACCTGTTCCACCTATCGCTGGCAAGATTATTGAAAGCGTCAGAAATATTGCCTTCGGTGATAAGTTGGAGTAAGACTCCTTGATTTCCTCTAAGCTCATACGGTAACTCCTGCTGGTATGCCAATGCATCGTTCAATTGGATCTCTTGAATCTGCATCGGTCGGTTTAAAATCTCTAGGCTCATCACTAACCCGAACCCCTGTACTAACGTCTTCCCTGCCGGCACTTGTACTGGCGAGGTATTCTGCGTACTCCCTGTTGAGGATGTCGTTGGCGCACTCACGGCTGGTTGTGATGGTTGTGTATTTGTGCTTCCTGACGAGGCTGTTGGCGGTGCTGCTGCCGGTGCTGCCTCTGCCTTTGGAGCTTCCGGTGGTGGAGCTTCTGCTGGAGGCGGTGCTTCCGGTGGAGGTGGCTCTGGTGGCTGTTCTGCTGGAGGCTCTGGTGCAGGTGCTGGCGGAGCTGCTGGCAGACTCAACGGACTTGCTGGGTTTACAGGACTGGTCATGTTTGTTGGATTCGTTTGACTCTTTACGCAACTGTTTTGTGTAGTAATCCAATCGTTCCAAATAGGTTGAGTATATGGTGTTGAGCAAACAGAAACTCTGCTTTCTGTTATTGATCCAATGAAGCCATCCTGACACGCTAAAGTCCTTTCTTGAATGCTTGTTTGACACGTTGGAGGAGCTGGCTGACACGACCTTGAGATTTCAAACCACCCTGAGTCAACAGGCTGGCTGTATGGGTCTGGGCAGTTTTGTTCCCTTTTGTACGTGACCGAGCCGATTTGGTTATCCCCACAGGTTTGCCTTTCTTCTGTAACTGCGCTGTAGGTGCAGGTTGGTTGCGGTGGCGGAGGTGGCGGTGGAGCAGGTTGACCACACTCAGGTATATTAGGGAAAATCTGACACGCAAGTTGCTGACAAGACTCCATAGTCGTACCTTGAGCCACACCAAGGCTTGAGTACACGGGCATATTATTTTCCCAAGCAGTTGCATAACAGTATGCACTAGCATCATTACTCTTTAGAATTAGGCAGAGGAGTAATAAGGACAAAATCCTTGCCATATATTTCCTCAAACCATGTTGGATGTAAGTCATACCAAGCCTTTCTAGCTGCATCACCAATAGCACCACCTATAGGACAAGGTGAACCAGACATTTCCATTGCCACCCAGTTTTCATGGTTAGCTGCACAGGCTAATGATACTGCTGCTACCTTTAGTCCACTATCACTTAGGAACTTAGCCCAGCGTAGTTTAACGCAGTTACTGTCTGTAACCATCGTGCCACCAGCTACAGAAAATATCCCACCGTTGACAGCACCACTAATACCAATGCTGCAAACGTCTTGACTGAAAGCCGACATTGAAGGAGCCATAGCAGAGGGAACAGGTTGACCTTTATAATTAATTGTCGTTTCATCGGCATACGATACCCCTGCTGCTAATAATCCACCTACTAATAACCCAAATAAAAATAATGTTAATGTTTTCATTATCCATCCAATTCTGGTCGTTCGTTAATCTGCATTGCCAACCCTGCTTCGTCTTCAAATATGCATACCTCAGACTGGTCATCTAAGAATATTACTAGCTCACCATCAAAGATAGCCACTTCTTCTATGGTCTTGCCGACCATGTGTTGAAAGTAGTCTTGCATACCAAATAGTTTATGCACGGTCATAATTAATCCCAATCAAGTCACCGGAGTCTATCAACTCATGCGTTAACTCGTCTTCCGCTAAACAGGAGTCACAAACAGTTTCATCGCCCTGCTCGTTGATAATAAATGCTTGCCGACACTTATCGCATAATGCAATGCGATTAATCATAACTTGTTTCACTTTATTACCCAGCCATGTGCAGCAGCGTAGGCATACAGAAACATACCTAGAGCCACCGATGTGATACCACGTAATGTCCACTTACCAACCGTAGCAAATTGCTTGTCTAGCCACTCGGAAATAGCCTCTTTGAATGCTGCCTTGTGTAGTTCTTTTTGTTCTTCTGGAGTCATATTATTGTCCTAGTAGCCCTGATAAGTTACCTAGCCCAAACGAATAGGTATTTGGTTGTTGTAGAGTTTCTTTTATTAAATTTGGGTTAGCCTTTGCTGCTGCGTTCCTGTTCATTAAATCAAATAAAGCATTTTGTGATCTAGGATTAGGATTAAATAAAGCATTTTGAACTCGTACTGCGCTCTCTGGTGATAGTCCACCTGCCCTAGCTAAACCACTACGTGCGACATTTGCAGCAAGTCCTAACATATTGCCTGTAGCAGCATTTTGTACCATTGGCAATACATCGCTAGTCATTCCTGCATCTTGTAGCGCAACACTTTTCTCAGCCGTATCAGATCCACCACGGACACGTTTATATGTCTTCATTAATTCAGCTTGAGCTTTTACTTGATCTGCAAACTCTTTATATTTAGCAGGGGATTCAAATGCAAAGCGCAATGCCTCTTGTTGACGTTTTGATTTAAATACAGAGTTGGTGAAATCTACACCCTTAAATTTAGATAGGTTATCTTTAATCTCAGATAACATACCAACCCTAAAAGCCTCTTTCTCTGCTGGCTTCATTTTTTTAAGTTTAGACTCTAACTCTTTCACATCCATTTTCATGTAATCCAATCCTTTTTTGTAGGATGATTGCAATCCAGCAGATTCAGCAAACTTAGCATTAGCAGCAGCGTAGTCTTTGTTGTAGTATTTAATAAGGTTATTAAACTCAGTTTTGACTTTTGCAACATTGCTGCCGTAGCCAGTCATTTTACCAGTTATGGTATCGGTTTCTTTTTCAATTACTGCATCTAAACCTTTTTTAATTTCGTGTAAAACTCTTGTGTTGATAAATTGTGCATTACGCAATTGCTCTAGTGCCGGTAATGGTATGTGACCTACATTTCCTGCCTCTAAATTATTTAATTTAACAGCATTCTCATAGGCATCTTTAAATACATCACGATCAACATACTTTCTAAATGGCACGGCATTAATGTCTACGCTGTATGCTTTAGGATATGCAGCTTGTGCTGCTTTTTGTTGTGATTTTCCTAAGTCATCTATGTAATCAAAGCCAAATTTTCCACCAGATTGAATACCAGACTTTTGCTCAAGACCTTTTACAAGTCTTTCTGCTAATTGCGTTTGACGTTCATCTAGGAATTTACCTGTAGCAGTCTTCCCTTTGTTTGGCACGGCATAAGCAGCAAAGCCTAAGTTACGCAAGTTCTCACCTAAGTCAGCCAATACTGGAGAAGGCAATCCTAACCTACGGTACTCATCAAGCATTGCTTGTGCATCGGTTGGAGTTAAGTTTTCTTTAGCTAAGATGTCTTCTAGTTTTCTGCTGGCTACTTTTGTAGCATTTGAATAACCAAGACCATCAACAACATTGCGGACAAGTTTGCCGGTTAGATTAATTGCAGTTGGAGCTGCACCACCTACAGCACCTCCAAGTATTCCAGAACTAAGCATATTGGATGGTACGTCTTCTAGTTCTTTAGCAGTACCTGCACCAGATACAGCACCTGCACCAGCACCAGTCAATGAACCACGACCAACTGTACCAAGAATAGATTTTCCGGCAGACATTGCACCTTTAGCACCCAAGCCTACTAAACCTGCTGGCATAGCTAGACCACCAGCGATTTCTAAACCTGTGCGAGTAACTGGATAATCTGTACCAAATTGAGCTTGTTGCGCTCTTAGGCGATCACGTATTTCTTTATATGACTCGTCACTAAATGGCGCACGGACACCTGCCTCTATCTCTTCGCCAAAGCCCATGCCAAGACCTTGCCCAAGCAAAGCCCTAGCACCTTCTGCACCGGCATTATAATTAGCTGGAGCAAGAGCAGCTTCTTCTGCTTTAATCTCTTCTTCTGTCATACGTGGTGCTGTTACAGTTACCGGTGATGCACCAAAAGATCGTTTACCTAAGTATTGTAGGTTTTCTTGTTTAGCAATTTCTTCATCAGTTTCCCATCCCATAATAATTCCCTACCTTCTCTTAATCATAGTTTTGCCAGTTTTGGCATTTATATAAGTGCTACCTACTGGTAAGTTTTTATATTCAAGACTTTTATCATCAAAGAATATTGGATCATATTTTGGAACTGGGATAATTTCTGGTGATGAGTAACCTTTGTCTTCAGTCAACCCACTAGACCTACGTCTTGAACCAATTAATGAATTAGAAACGGCTACTTTTTTAGCATTTGCATTACGCAATTTCTCTAAAGCAATGACAACTGCTTTTTGACTTGTTGCTTCTCCAAGTTCTTTAATTGCACGGTCTGCATCTCTGTCTGTTTGAGTACCTGTATTTAATCTCAATGATTCATTGGTAACTTTAGTTACAAAGTTTTTGTAATCTTGGTATGCCAAAGTTTCTGCATCAGTAGCACCAGTTGCAGCATTTATTGCTAACCTTGCATTATTAGCAAAATTAAAGTTTACACCATTATTAATAATAGAATTAATTTGTGAGTTTATGTCTTGAGATAATGATGTTGCAGAGTATGCTTTTTCTAAATCATCACTTTCCAATTTCATTGCCATAGGTGGCAATACTTTTTGGAACTTAGCATCAGCAGCAGCTTTTTGCATTTGCCTATTAAATTCTTGCTGACTAATAGTATTATTAGCAAGTTGTTGTTGTAATTGGAATTGACGCTCATTTAAATCATTTGATAATTTTAATTGCGCTGCTCTATCTGCTGCTGCTGTTTCTTTACCAGCATAAGATTCATCCATTTTACCTAGCTCAAGAATGCGTTTGTCAGCAGTTTCTTGATCAATTAGACCAGATAAATATGATTTGCTGTAAGTATTAGCAAGGTTACGAACTGTAGGGCTTTGTGCGCCAGTAACAAACATCTCAAATGGATTGTCTTGTTGTCCTGTAGTTTGAACTAAGCCAGCCTTACGCAATTTAGGTATTAAATCAGCCTGTGCAGTTAAGGTTTCCATTGGATTTTTAGATAGTGCAGCAATTTTTTGCAATACTTCTGTATCTACTGTACGTGTTTCTGGTGAGATCAACTCACGCATTGGTGCGCCTTCAACGTACTGCTGACTAAAGTTAGGGGCTACTGCACCGGCTACTGGAGCTTGTGGTACATACATTCCTGTTGGAGTTTCTTTATATTGAGCAGGATTTGTTTTGAATAATTGTGGAGTCAATTCCTCAATTTGTGTTTGACGTGCTAGATCTCTGTCAGCTATTGCTTTTTGACGATTCATTTCGTCAATTTTGGCTTTAGTTTGATAGTCTTGTATTGCATTATCATAGACACCTTGTGCGCCTGTCATACCTGCTTGTAGCGACTGACCTATAATGCGACCAAGACCTAAGTTTTGATTCTTAGGTGCTGCTAAGTAGCCTAATACAGCGTTAGCAATACCTGTAGTAGCTGCACGACCTTTTAATTTGTCTACAGCCTCCTGACCAAGTAATCCACCCATATACTCTGGCGGTGTTGTACCAAATCCACTTAAATAATCTAATAATCCGTTTGCCATATATTATCCTATCAAACTAAAGTTTGTTTCTCTGCGTTTAGGCAATGTATAGCCATATTTTCGCAATTCATCATATATATCACCAGTAGGTGCTTGACCAACTTTAATGCTACCACTAGGTGCTGCTTGTAATGGTGTTGGTTGATACATATTAGCTACCTGTGCTGCACCTTTAAGATTATCAATGGTCGCTAAATCTTTCATGTTGCCAAACATAGTAGCAAAAGTTGCTGGTGCTGCTACTCCAGAGTTTAATGCGGTTAAACCACCTGCACTAGGAGCATTAGCAAACATAGCAGGAGCAAACGATGACGCTTCCGTTGCTATTGGTGCGCCAGTTATAGGATTAAATGAGTTTGCCATGCCAATCTCTGCGCTGTATGGGATCATAGTATTAGCAGCTAATGAGCCTTCTGCTAAAGTAGGGACAGCTAAACTTGCGCCAGTACCGGCAGAACCAGTAGCTCCAAGTAAACCACCAGCACCTTGTGATAATCCAGTACCTGTACTACCAGCAGCGCCACTTAGTCCACCAGCTCCACCCATTAAAGTACCACCACCGTAGCCTAAAGTTCCGCCAATAGCTGCGTTTTTTAATGATTTGCCTAGACTTTTACCGCTTAGTAGAGAGCCACCACCACCTATGGCAGCTCCTACCATTGCCATTGTAATTGGATCACTCATACTAAGCTCCCTTTACTTTACCAACAACATAGCAGATAGGTTCTATAATTGCACGGTAGATACGACCTAGTGGGTCACGTTTCTTACCACGCATCTCTTTCCACAAGTCAGCAGTACGATGACGAGCAATATGCTCTGCAACACGTCTTACAGCGTTTCTAAGCGCATTTGGTGTGCCGTTGAAGGCATAGGCTACGACAGGTAAGAATAATGTGTGATAGCCCTTCTCAATTGTCTTAGCATTTGGCATGGTAGCAGAATGTTGTAACCATACAGCTTGACGGAATGAACCAAAGCCATAAGCCTCATTCATCGCAGTACATACTATTTTACCACCACTTGATGATGATGTAGTAGTAGAACCTTGAGGTGTACCAGTCAAGTATTGAGCGTACTGGTTAAGTTTAGCAGTAGGCAAGTTCTCTTGGTAGTTAAAGCGATTAATGTCTGCTTGTAGTGCTGTGTTTGCATAGTCTTCTCTAGCTTGACCAGTTTTAAGCAATTGATTAATGTCTGTGTAGTCAGCGTTAGCTAGTGCAGGTGCGCCCATTGCTGCTTGTTCTTGTCTACCACGTTCGGCAGCATAGTTAGCGTAGGAAAGTTCCCCAGCTTTATTAGCCAAGGTATTAGCTAATGTATTAGCAGCACGGTTTTGTATATCAGCACTTACACCAGAGCCGTAACGACCAGCCATTGATGCGCCACCTTGAGCAGACTTAATTGCATCCATGTAGGTTTGTGTTGCACCTTGTGATGCACCAGCCATAGCTTGATTAAAGTATGGGTTGTTTTGTAAGTATTGACCACTTATTACAGCTTGTTGTTGTTGTTGAGCTGCTGGTAGTAATGGATTACCTGCCATAGCACGGGTACTTGCTGCCGTTAAAGCCTGTGTTGTTTGTGCTGATGGGTCTACATAAGTCTGACCGGCATAGTAACGAGGACTAGCGCCTTGGTATAGTTTCTTAGCTTCTCCTAAACCATAGCTAACATAAGGTTTAAGTATTGGGTCAATGCCGGTAGTTGATTGTTGTTGCTGACCACCGCCACCACCGCCCTCTAAAGTCATGCGTTTGCCTACTGGTTTGAATGCTAACTCTGGCAACATATCTAAGTGATTGTATTTCATGTAATGCTCCTAAATGCTTAATTCCCAATTTCTTGGTCTGAATCCTAGTTGTTTTGCTCTCGTTTCCCATCCACTACGCATAGAAGAAAACGTCACTTTTTTGCAGTTGCCTTGTTTAGCAATGCTCTTGGCAAACTCAAGTCCAAAGGATAAATCATCAGGGTTGCTTGAATCTAACCATGCTGCCCAAATGTGCATCTCTACACCATTAGGCTGTAATACAATAAAACCTTTCTTTTCTGGCAATATCCACAACATAGAGCGTTGCTCGTAGCAGTCGCAATAGATGTCCTCTGCTAGCCATTCTGAATGACCTTTAGCACGAACCTTCTCAAGACCTTGGCGAACCCACCACCAGCAATGTCTTAGTTCGTTAGGCTGTACATACGAAAAGTCCATTATCCCACCACGATGTATTTAAACGAGGCAGCATGATTGCCAGAGCGATGATAAATAACTGCTGACCCTTTATTTAAAGTTTGCACATATAGATGCGCCATTTCTGTAGCACCACCTGAAGTTGTTGGTGTAAATAAAATAACTGAATTAAAACCAATACGCTCATCATAAAGTATTGTAGTTGATACATGGTTTGTTGTAGTAAAGTCACCAGTATTGTTACTCTTACCCTCAACCAAATTGTTTACTACCTCGGATATTTCACGAGGATTAGAACCTGATGAATTAAGTTTACGATACATTATCTAGTACCTTGTGGAATTATATCAATATCAATACCAATTGCATTAGACCACCTGTCACCAGTAGGAATTAATGATAGGCGATGGTACTTACCACTACTACGCAATGCTACACGATTTTCGTTACTTGCTGGAATGTATGAACCTAACTGTGCAACTTCATTTAAAAGCATCCTAGAAGCTATTGCTACGCTGCCAGATCCATTATCTACTACTGGTCGTGCCAATGTAACGACAGATGTGGCTTCACTTCCTATGTCACCAGTTTCAATTTGTGCAGTAGAGTTAGCGCCAGTAAAAGTTACTATCTTGTTATCTCTAGCGCCAGCAAATAAGAACTTACCGCCAGACCACAATGCATCATCTAGTGATGTAGTCAATGTGTCCATGTTGCCGTATAAGTCTAAGCCTTCTAAAGTCATACCGGCAGAGGCAGAGCTTGCTACTACATCAACGTCAGTTGTGCAGTAAGACCACTTCTGTACCTGCCAGTTATAGATTAGCAAAGTATTTTGTGCAAAGTTATCAATAAACTTCCAAACCACAATCTTACGGAATGGGTCAATTGTTGATGACATTAAGTTTAATTTTGATGGGTTGGCATTAGCATAGAACCATGCATCTACCTTTTGCGTACCAATAGCTGTAACGGTTGCCCCATCGCATGAATAGAAGCCATCAGCGCCTAAGAAATAGGTCATGCTGCCGTATTGAACAACGGTGTTACCTTCTACGCAGCCTACACCACGACTAATCGTGTCAAACTGGAAGAACAATGGTGAACCGATGTAAGACATACGCACGATAGCACGATCTAAAAATATTAGACCAACCTCACCACCTGTCATGCCATGAATGTTGCCACCATCGCTAATTATTTGGTAGTCAGATTGTGATGCTGCGCCAGTAGTCCAGTTTGTTTCGTCATTGATGTTAGACCATTGAACTTTATTTGCATTACTACCACCATCTAAGCTAGAAGCCACCACAAAATCACGAACGACTGTTACATACTCTGCCACAGGTGCGTCAGCACTCAAGTCATCAAATGTTGTACTAGAACCTAGCGTATAGCCTTGTAGTTTGTTGACGTTATTAGCTGCAATAATGGTGTTCCCAAATTGGGTAAAGTTCCATTTAACTACACTAGAATAGTTACCAGTTTTAGACACGTTGTCCATGCTCAAATCAGCGCCATCAAACTTAAATAGCTTGGTAGCACCACCGGCAAATACTGTTGTAGTAGAACTAAATTTACCAGCAAATACGTTATTAAGATCTTCGCTGGCAGCAGCAGAATAATCTACAGCAGTTGGGAATGGATTATATCCTAATGCACTAGGCACTACATTCTTTGCAACAGACAAGTTTTGAGCAACACCGGCTAAATCTGGTGTCCACTCTGTAAATGCTATGCGTTGAGTAGCCATTAAGCAGTCCGATTCCACATATAAACTACTACATACGGTTGTAAGTTTGCGTTAGTACCTGACACACCAGTTGTGCTATTAGATACAGAAATTCCTGTTGCAGAAGTACCTACTGCACCAGCAGTCCAATCAGGGTTGCCACGACCTTCTTCAAAACCAGCAGAACCACCATGACTGCCTCCGTATGCGATACCTAATGTACCGCTATGCGTATGACTTGGATCTGAAACTGAAGCCGTATGGCTATGGCTTACTACAACAGCATCAGCACTACCACCAGTAGCACCAGCACTAAAGCCACCACCATTACCCACTAATACACGACCAGCACCAAATGCTGCCCAAGTACCAAATCCTAACAATGTATTTGGGTTAGTTGATATTGTTGCGCTTGTATAGATAGAACCAACTGGGTAAATAATTTCATTAAGTATATTTTTAATAAATGCTGTTGTAGCGATTTGAGTATTATTGACGTTAGTTGCAGCAGTAGGTGCAGTTGGTACACCTGTCAATGTAGTTGTACCGGTAACGGTTAAGTTACCACCAACGGTTAAGTTGTCACCATCTGTACCAGCCTGTTGATCCTTGATCTGAGCCATTATTTCACGGATGGCATTATTAATTCCAGATGGCGCACAACCTTCCGCAATGTCTATGCCACCCACATCGGTATTGTTTGCTGCCGTTGCACTCCACTCACTTACCTTATTCTTTGCCATTTTCTATCCTTGTATTAACCATGTGTTTGATGATGCTGTCGGTTGAACCCAATAATTTGCTTGTGCGTCTACATACCCTGCTACAACGTAATCTAGCTCTACATAAAGCAAGTTATCTTTACGAGTCCATGTGTTAGGTGATACAGGTGTATTGACCCAGCCAGAACCAAGTATATGTCCGTTAGCAGAAAGATTTGCATAGCCTACAATAGCTCCACTAGCATTATATATCGCTGAGGCATTTACCACTACCTCGGCATTACATGTAATATATCCGGCAGATGATTGAACCCTACTACCGTACGCAGTAACGGTTGCGTCACCAACAATATCAGCCTCGCCAGTTCTTTCTCTATAGCCAGTAGCGGTCAACGTGCCAGTAGCTATAATATCTGCTGCGCCTAGGTACTCAACACCACCCAATGCGGTTACTGTTGCAGTACACGTTATAAAGCCTTCAGCCGTTCTAACTCTTATCGCTTGAGCAGTTACGTCAGCAAAGCCATTAAAGTCTGCTGAACCATCTCTAACTCTTGTTGGTGATGCACTTACGCTTGCTGTCGCATCTATAATTGCAGATGTGAATGTTATTTTGTATGCTACGGCACTAACGTCAGCAATTGCAGTAATTATGCCTTGACCGGAGTAGATCGCTACACCGTTGGCGGTTACAGTTGCTAATGCGCTTATGTCGGCAGAGGCATCTATGAAACGAGTATCACCGACTGCATAGCCGTATACCCAATAATCGTAATCTACATAACTTGTTGACATCTATTAGCCTAATAAAGCTACGATAACAAATCCTACTAAGCCACCTAACACAGTAGCCACCCAGTCCATGAAGTCGGCGGTGTGCTTGTCTTTATGCAGGTAGTCATAAATCTCTTTTAAGGCTGCAATTACAGCCACCACTAGGATGGAGTAAGCGCCAATGAACGGTGTAAGCAATGCTGCTATGACTAGACCACATATAAAGTGCATAAATTTATCCACAGGAACTTTCCCTGCAAGAATTGATGGGTATAGTTTAGCTAAGACTGCGTTTACTTTCGCTATCAGGGCTTCCATATTATTCCTCTTTAGGTGCAGTTAAAGACTCTTTAAGCAAGTTTACAAATGCAGACTTGCCAACATTCAATTGGTCTAATGAAAATTGTGATGAATTTATTTTACGGTCTAAATCAGCCACATGATTTACCAATACCTGTTGTTGCTGAGTCATATCTTCATAAAAATATTCAACATCATCAATAGTTATTGACGTTTTTTTCGTGTCTTTCGTCATTTCACTTTCCTTTTACAATTATCTAAATGCCAGCGTTTAAGGTTGCCAACGTTACCTATAAAATCACAATGAGGACATTTAGTCTTTGGCATTGCTCTTTGTATTTCTTTCATTTTTTCCAAGGTTTCTGGAGTATGTTTAAATCTTTTATTTCTATGCAACTGTTTTATATGTTCAGGCATTTTTCTGCCTTTAGCTTTTTCAGATATTTTGCTTTTACGTTCTTCAGTAAATATAACTCCAGTACTAGCTTTTCTTATCTTTTCTTTAGACTCTTCAGTATGTTTAGGATGTATGCGATTTAATGCGTGAATCCTCATCTTTTCTTTAGCTTCTATAGAATGTTTTAATCCAGAAAGCCCCTCACCGCCATTTGTTAAGTTTGATAATTTAATTCCTCGTTTTTTGTATAAATCAATAACTTCTTCTTCAACAAAAAAAGCAAAATCTTCATCATCAGTTTCTAGCAATATATTAGATTCAAACCCATCACATTTAAAAACAATATTATTCCAATATTTATTTCTATCTTTTTTAGAGTTTATTCTTTTTTTAGACCCTTTACCAATATAAAAAACTTCATTTGTGTCAGGTCTTATATGCTCGTAAACATAAAACATGAAATTAAGCAGCTTCTAAGGCAGCCACTTTAGCCTTTAATTCGTCTATCATTGCTTGTTGTTCTTGGATGGCAGCAGTTAATGTAGCCACTAAGAATGATGTATCAATACCTTGGTAAACTGGATTACCTTCTGCATCCACAGCATCTTTTTTACCTTGAACGGCATCTGGACAAACTTCAGCTAGTTCGTGAGCAATAAAGCCTTGACCATCTGAACCATCTTCTTTCCAAATGTAAGTAACAGGTTTAAGTTTAGCTACTGTATCTAATGCACCTGTCATAGGCGCAATATCTTCTTTTAAACGATAGTCAGATGAAGTGCCATAAGTTACCGCAGCAGTTGAGCCTACCCTTTGAATAGCCCCACAAGTATACCCAGCGCTACCAACTTGAAAAACTATAAAAGTATTTGACCCTGCATTTGTACTTTCTGAAATATTAAGCCCTGAGTTGTGTGCGCCCGAATCATACGATATTGATGAAAAAGCACTTTGTACTGGAGTTGCTATTCCTAGCATTAATCTACCACTAGCATTTAGTGTCATTGCTTGGGTAAAGGTTATGGTATTACCTGCTGTGCCTGATGGAGCTGTTTTCCAAACATGAGTACCAGCTTCAATGCCATAATGTCCTGCTGGTCCTGTTGCCTTGTAAACACCATTAGATGCGTTGTAATAAGCGTTACCAAGCATATATGCACTATTAAACGCATCAGCAAAAGCACCCCCACCAGAAACATCAACCGCTTTCCAAGAACCACCCCAAGCACTAGGAGTTACACCTAGACCTAGGTTGCCACTAGTATCTAAGCGCATACGGTCTATATCATTAGTTGCAAAGTTTAATGGATGAGCTGATTTAGTGCCTACAGTTCCTACTCCGCTAGATGATGCTACTAGATAAGTGCTTACACTAGACCCAGTTTCTGTAACAGTCAGTACTTGAGTTCCAGCCCCACTAATTTGAAGCCTTGTTGTAGGACTAGCAGTACCAATACCTACGTTCCCACTAGAATCAATCCTCATTGACTCAGTACCACCTTCAGCAAAGGCTATGGTATCGGCTGCAGGGAAAAATATACCTGTGTTGGTGTCACCAGTAGTTGTTAGTGCAGGTGCGCCAGCAGTACCAGCAGAGAATGTAGATACCCCACTAGCACTAATAGTAGTAGCAGCAATGGTAGAAGGTGTAGTAGCGCCTAGAGTACCGTTAAGTGCTGTACCTGTGATAGTGCCACCGTTGATGGTAGCAGATGTGATTGTTAAGGCAGCAGCAGTATTACCTGACTGCAATTTGTCCGTGTTTAAGTTTACAAAGTTAGCATCAACCTCGTTGTGGG